ACTTCACACTACTCCACAAGCAGCAGTGCTAACAGTGGGTGGTGTGAAGTTCGATCCACTAAGCGACTCAGAACCTCATAGCGAGTTTTACTACAAATTAGATTTGGACACACAAAATCGTGACGTTAGTGATGATACTATCGCATGGTGGAGCAAGCAGGATCCAAAGATACAAGAAGAAGCTTTTAGTGCAGAAGGTCGAGAGCATATGGATGTGTTCTTAGACAGCCTGCCCAAATGGATGGTAGGCGTTGATGTGCTGTGGGGACACGGTTACGGATTTGATATTACTATTATTGAAGACATGCTAAGACAGCGTGGCAAAGGTATTCCATGGCAGTTTTGGCAAGTTCGTGATAGCCGTACATTGTTCAGCATGGCAAAAGTAGATCCACGCAAAGCAATGCAAAGTGACTTGCACAACGCACTAGCAGATGCTTACTTCCAAGCTAAAGGTGTGCAAATGGTATATAAGGAGTTAGGCATTGGAAAATAGTCCTATTAATACCCTACAACAGTTAATGGTTATTACTGCTGAAGAATGTGGCGAACTTACACAACGTTGTTCAAAGATTATACGAAAGTATAAAACTGTTAGCGATATTGAAGATGAACAACGTGTTAAACTGTTAGAAGAACTTGGCGATGTACAGTGTATGCTGGATCTTATGGTACAACATAGAGTTGTTACTTGGGACGAAATACAAGAACGATCTCAAGTAAAGAAAAATAAACTTAAAAAATGGAGTACGTTAATAAAAGATTAAAAAAAATTAATCTTTTTTACCAAAAAGTGATTGACTTTGGTAAGTACCGTGCTATATATTATATTATAGTAACACAAACACACAGACGGAGAAAAAATTATGGATTATAAACCTACAGATATCTTTCCACCGATTGGTATTTTTAAAGGAGCCAAAAGTGCGTGGAATAGTGTAATGACTATTGAACACTCACCTCTACGTAAGCTAGATCCAATGGTAGGACATATGGTGTTCCAACTATTGGCTTATATGTGGTGTGCAATCTTTGCATTGTACATTGGTAGTATTTCGTATTTCGGCGTTAGTGCAGTAATTCACACTGTTTTAGTTGCAGGCATTTTTATTACTGCGGCAACAATGCGTGAAGCTGATAAGCGTCCAGGGCGTGTCAATAAAGCGCTATCAGGTTATAACGGACGTGGTAAAGGAGGAGAGCATAATTAATGAAATATACGATATTGTGCGAGCACTCTGGAGATGTCCAAGAAATGACATTTAAAGATAAACGCCAACTATCACACTGGCTTAAAAATAATACTGGCTTTCGCAGCCTCGGAAAAACAGAACAATATCTGCCAACAAGACACGTTAGAATGAAAAACAATGCACTTGTATCATACATGGAGTCAGAAGATGAGTGAACAAACTAATTATTGTACAACTAAAGGATTAGGATTGGCTTTTTTAATTATTGCTTTAATGATTACAGTTGTACCAGTACTAATGCTAATGGCAATGGTTGGACTTGAAGAATATGGCCGTTATTGCAATGTCAACATTCTACCTTGCTTTGGATTAAACAAATGATTTATATAATAACAAATAACACAACAGGCGAGTTTTTTGAAAAAGAATTCGGTTGTCACGAAGAAGCTGAAAGATATGTAGCTAACGATTTAAAATTAGAAATGAAGGTAAAAGTAGTAAATGAAACACTTAGTGACTTTAAACCACTTTTAGAGTTTCCTTGGTCTAAACACTTACCAACGGTGACTGGCAGGTGAAAACACTACATCTAAAACTAATTTATAATATACTACATCCTAAACTTAATCATACCAAATTGAATGAGGTAGCACTTTATGGTAGACGAAGTTAGAGCAGCAGCTCAAAAAGAAGCCGAAAAAACTTTTGAAGGCTTTATTAAATGGTCAAAGATTACAACATACGGTGCAATTGCATTTCTAGCAATTGTCGCTGCATGTAACTTTGGGGTAGAGGACGACACCTACCCTGGCTATAATGGCGAACAATACAATCCGTCCAATATCAACGTAAAGGATAAGAAATGAGAAATTTATTATCCTTTGCGTTACGAGGTAACAGAACTTGAAGCCTAACACTACATTTGAACTTGATGTAAGAGACATCGAGATAATCGAACATGCACTAAGAGCAAAGGCAGGCCGTAGAGGTCTGTCTATTGCTCAAGGCGAAACTTCGGATAAATTAAAAGAAGAAATGGACGAAATACTCGAACTACTCGGACGTATACATGATCAAAAAGTATGGTACCGTCCAAAAAATAAAACCTACATAAGTGGTTGATTCTATTGACAACATTCTAAAACTATGCTAAACTAAGTGTAACTATAAGAGGTTAACATGAACGACTTGAAGTTTACAACTGCGGGCGACTTTTTAGAAACGCAAAGATTATACAGCGAAAAAGAAGAAAAGAAACGACTCTTGCAAGAGTGGAAACATCATCTTGCTGGAACACGATTAAGTAAGAAAGATCAAATTAAACGTGCAAAAGAATTTACTAGAAAAGGAATGAGACCCGATGTTTAAGACTAAAGAAGATGCAGCAAGTTGGGCATTAGATCAATTTAACAAATATGGTATTAGACAACCTGATTCTTTTACAGAAGACGAAATTGCTGAAGCTTGTCCAGAAGTTCCTCGGTCTGTTATTAAACGACACGTACAACAAAGAGATAACAAATGAAAGAATTATGGGTAGAAAAATATCGCCCTAATACAGTAGATGGTTATGTATTTAGAGATGATGCACAGCGTAATCAAGTAAACACCTGGATTAAAGAAAAAACTATTCCGCATCTCTTGTTTAGCGGCAATGCTGGTATTGGCAAAACAACACTTGCAAAACTGTTGTTTAACGAACTAGACATTATGGATCTTGATATACTCGAGATTAATGCTAGTCGCACTAATAGTGTAGATGATGTACGTGACAAGATTGTTAACTTTGTACAGATGATTCCGTTTGGTGAGTTTAAGGTTGTGTTACTTGATGAGGCTGATTACTTGTCGCCAAACGCACAGGCAGCACTTCGCGGTGTTATGGAAGAATATCATACAACAGCAAGATTTATTTTAACTTGTAACTATCCAAACAGAATTATCCCTGCAATACACTCTCGCTGTCAAGGCTTCCATATTGCAAAGATTGACCAAACAGAGTTTACAGCAAGAGTTGCAGAGATTCTCATCACCGAAGGTGTTACTCCAGACTTGGATGTGTTAGACACATATGTAAAAGCAACATATCCAGACTTGCGTAAGTGTATCAATATGGTACAAATGAACTCAGTTGAAGGTAAACTTGTATCACCGCAAGAAGGTGACACAGGTGAAAGCGACTGGAAACTGGATATGGTAGAACTGTTCAAAGCAGGTAAGATTCAAGATGCTAGAAAACTACTCTGTGGTGCAGTACGTCCAGAAGAAATGGAAGAAATCTATCGTTGGTTGTATGACAATATTGAGTTATTCGGAACAGACGAACAACAAGACACTGCGGTGCTAATTATTAAGCAGGGGTTGGTAGATCATACACTAGTTGTAGATCCAGAGATTAATTTGGCTGCTACATTAATTAGATTGGCAAGGATTGAATGACATATATTGTAAACGATGCATGTATTAAATGCAAACACATGGACTGTGTAGAGGTTTGTCCAGTAGATTGTTTTTACGAGGGAGAGAACATGTTGGTTATTCACCCTGATGAATGCATAGATTGCGGCGTTTGTGAGCCAGAATGCCCAGCAGATGCTATATTACCTGATAGCGACGAAGGAATGGAAAAATGGGTTGACTTCAATATGAAGTATGCAAAACTGTGGCCTAACATTACACAAATGCGTAAAGAAGATGTACCGGAAGATGCAGAAGAATGGCAAGGCGTTGAAGATAAAATGCAATACTTTTCAGAAGCGCCAGGAAAGGGTGACTGATGTTAAGCAAACAATGTAAATTACATTTAGAAGAAGTTAACATGACAGGCTGGCAACATATGCGCCATGCACTTTCGATTGCACTTAGATTACAAATAACTGTATTTGCTGTTATAGTACATAGTGTAGGTCCACGTTTCTTTAAAACATATGCAAGTAATACAATGAAAGATATTTTAAGTGAGCAACCTAACATTAAGAAATGATCTAATACGGATCAGTGTATTAGAAGAAGAAATAGAGCACCTTCGGACTTTAATACGTCCTAGTGCTACAGGACATATATACACTGCTATTAGTGTATTAGAAGACAGGATTAA